CTTGAAGCAAAGTCAAAGCACCAAGACTTGCGTATGTAGTACGCAAATATGAACGCTTTGTTGCTACTGTGTAGGTCAACACTCAGCGGACTATTCACACAACAGTCTCAGTGTCAAGCGGCAGAAGTTTCCGCTGTGCTAGATCTCAAGTCATTCCAAAGCATTACCATCGCCAACTGCATGATCTCGCAATCGTGCAAATGGTCCGGCCAGCGAGTGTTTCGCTTGAACCACAAGTGCTTGATTCGACCGGAGCGGTTAGCTGTTGGCTTTAAAACGTGAGAGTCCAAGTGCTTCCAGTATGTATCAGAATCAGCCGCAAATGCTCCCTCAGCCTCAAGCGGTGCTGGCAAGCTGCAAACGGTCCATTGGTTAGCTTCCGATCCTTTCCGAAGCCGCTGGAGAACGTCCCGCATATGCTCAGTGTCAAAGACAAGCAACGGCTGGACGACATCGGTACGCATTGACGTTGAGGTCGTGATTCCAAATGGATGGATCGAGCCAGTCTTGCTGGTGAACCGCGCACCAGTCTCTCGACCTTTCATTGGGAGCCAACCGATTAACATAGGCTTGCGTAGACCTCCCTCCGGTGGGTAGCGGAGACCGCAGGGATAAGTTATCGGAGAGTTGCTGAGTTGAGAAAACTCCGCGCAAGCATCGTAGACCGCTTGCGTGTTGTAACCGGAGTCAATCCCAACATCCATGTCATGGACTTTGTAATGCAGTTGGATGCGTCGAAGAGCGGCAAAGTCGTCAGCGTGACCAGCCGAAACCAGTCTTGAGTTTCCGCCGGACCACTCTCGGCAGACCCACCACAAGAACGGAGCAGCGGCTTGTACGTCTGCGGTGAGGTAGCGTCTGGCTTCTGGCATCTCAGCATCCGAGACAACCTCCACTCGCTCCTGTTGGGTCTCTTGGTTTTCCCACGGTTCAGACAACATTCCGTTGATGAATCCCTGCAATCCCATCATCGAAGACTTTGCTTCAAGAAATGCGACCGCGAGATTTCCCCAAGTGCATTTGCGATCCGGTGAGTAGAGGCTGGAGAGATGGTAGCTTCTGACGCTGGGGAGGCTCGCTTTGTTCTCTGGAACCCACTTCCCATGACGCAGCGCGGCAACCTTCTGAGAGTCCGTAATCTTTCCCTGACACAATTGGCAAACGTAATGAGCGGTGGTCCGTATTTGCTGCCAATCCGGTCTTCCTTCTTCAGTCTTTGCGTTGTCCCAAGTTACTTGCCGCCACTCCAGCTTGATCGGCTCTTTGCAATGCGGACACGGGATGTAATACCGCCGTTGGTCTCCTCTCAAATACCGCTGCCAGATTCGTCCCTCGGAGGTCGTCGGAGTGCTGGTGAAGAACGCTTTGGAACTTGAGAACGCTTTGAGTCGCTGCTCAGCAAGATCCAGCGCGTCGGCTTCTTTGGCGGTTGCATCAGCGAACTTGTCCACCTCATCACCAACCAAGATTCTGACGGGACGAGACGCTAGATTTGCCGGTGAGTTGCTACCAACAAAGCTAAGAGTACAGCGGTCAAATTGCTGCTCTAGATTTGTGATCTGATCTTTGTCCGTTGGGAACCGTGCAACCATTGCTGGCGAGTCTTCCAGCATTGGCAACCAGCGTGACTTGGAGAAGCTGCGAGCGAGATTCTCGGAAGGCATCAACCACAGCGCGGGACTTGGTTCAACGTCGATGGACCAAGCTAGACCAGCCATCAACGTTGTCGTCTTACTGGTTTGTGAACCCCAACACAGCGTTACCTCAGAGACCGCTGGATCTTTCCAGCACTCAAGCGGCTCGCGGCAATAAGGTCTGACTGCCGTGGAGAAGGGTCCGGGGTGTTCAGTCTGACGCTGACTTAGCGATAGGTTGGCTTCAGCCCACTCAACCACAGACTGCCGTGGAGTTGGTCGCCAGAGTTGCCGTCGGAACTCCAAGATCTCGCGCTCAAGATCAGTCATCAGAAAAGCTCCTCAATAATCTGACCGCTCTTGATTTGGTAGCGAGCGGCTCTAGTCATATCAATCAACGCTACTCTCTCGGTGCGCCCGTTAACCGTTTTGTCGGTGGCTTGATGGTTAGTAGCCCATGTTGCGTTGCGGTTGAAGATTTCAACCATCAGCACCAAGTCGTCGTCGTGAAGGTGCAGGATTCCAAAGAACGGAAGCTTGGTATGCTTGGAAACCTCAAGCGCGGCTTGAAGCTTTGACCATGAAATCATCCAGCGGTTGCCGTAAGTGGTCTGGAGCTTAGTGAGACCGTAATTCCGAGTTTTGACCTCATAGCTTCCGACAATTACTCCTTTGGCTGGATCATGGATGAAACCATCAATGCGGGATGGCTCATCGTTAGAGATTCCCAAGAACTCAAAGCCGGTTTGACGCTCAATGGCTTTGAGCGCGATCCGGTTCTGTCGGAGTGCTTCAAGACCGGCTGGAGTCTGGCAGTTTAGGAATTCCGTCATTCAATTTCCAAGTTCATTTGGTTTTCATCGTATCTCAATCCAGACAGCCAATCCAAAACTGCTGGAAACTTTGATGGGTCTGACGGGTCTCGAAACCAACCTGTTCCATCGACAGACTCAACACCTAAGTCTTGGCAATGCCACAGCTTTGAGACGCTGTTAACTCTTCCAACGTGTACTCGCTTAAAGTTACGAGTCCACGTTGAAACGGTTTTCCATTTCCATTCTGTAGAACCCCCAACGAACACAACGTCAGCATTAATCGGAACGTCATCTGGAGTCATTCCATCTTGAACCGCAAAAGCCATCGGCCAATTGTACTGCTTCAGATAGTGTTGGTATCTGTTCCAATTTTCCAAAGTCTTCTGCTTGTTTGCAACAACGTCTGGAACAATAGCCCACTTGGGTTTTTGAGCGTTAAGCTTTGCCCAATTCAACATTGCTATCCATTCAGATTCGCTCCACTCAGTTTCTTTTAACCAAGCAGAGAAAGCGTCGTTATCCAATGCGTAGTGAATCCACGGCCTAAGCTTTGATTTGCTTCTAGCAGACGGACCAATAAGCCATCCAATTCTGTTTGGAAATCTTCCCGCTAGATAGTGAACCTCTGCACTGCTGTTGTTTGATGGCATCAATATCATATGAATTTTGATTCATGCAGTTTTACACAAGCGGGACAAATTCCGCATGGTTTCAATCCGCCTTTGTAACAGGTCCAGATGTTTGAGCCATCAATACCCATTTCCCGCGCAATTCCGGCAATTTCCCATTTCCGCTTGTCTAGATATGGAGCGCAAATTTCCACGCTGTAACCGGATTCGTTGACTGTCTTTTGCATCGCATCAATGAATCCACGCCGACAATCTGGAAACTGCTCTTCATCGTCTTTGTTGCATCCAATGGTCACAGCATCAGATTTAGACTCACAAGCGAAGTTGACAGCAACGCTTAGGAATATGGCGTTGCGATTTGGGACAACCCACGATTTCTCGGTTAAACCTCCAAGCGGTGGCAATTCAACAACCGTAAATAGGACTCCTGCTTTTTGTGCGTGATACTTGGCGCACAGAAGCTCTTGTCGGTGACGCTGCCGGTAATCGAACATCAACGCATGGACTGAGTGACCCTGATTCAATAGGTCATACATCATTGTCACACTGTCGAGTCCGCCAGATAATAGATGGATAATTTTCTTGTTCATAAATGGGTTTCTCATTGGTTGTTGGATTGATGTCTTTAAGATTTCCACGGGTCAGTTTGGTGCAGAGTCTTGAGACATACTTCTTGGACCCATCGCTCTAGCTCGCGCTCGGCGTGTTCTGGGTCGTGCGGAGCAATGCGTCCAGCCAGTTGCTTCGGCATTGATTTGAGGAGGCTTGCGACCGCTCCATCATGGTCTTGCATCACCTTCTTGACCCAAGAGCCAGAGACCAGAGTGCGCTCCTTCTCGGACAATGAAATTACGTCCTCCCGTGCGCTAATAAGGTTTTTCGCTGCGGTAGCGTGAACCGTAACCATTCTGCCAGCATCGAGAGAGCGAGCAGCTAGAGCTTCGGACGCTAGATTGTAAGCGGCTCTCTCAATCTGCTTCTGCCGCTCGTATGCTCCCTGCGGTGAGTCTTCAGTTGCAAGAGTAGCATTGATGGCAATCGCTGCTTCCGGTGGTCTGTATGGACCTCCAGACGCTTCTGGCGCGGTCTGCTGCTGTTGCATTGCAGCGAGCCGTTGAGCGTCACTTGGTCTGCCACCGATACCTTTGCGTGAACCTCTCCAAGCGTCAGCTTCTTCCGGTGAGGTTAACGGCATTCCATTAGCCACTAGCTGCGACACTCGACCTTTACTTAGACCGCTATGCTTGCAGTAATCTGTCTGAGTCATCGGAGCATTATCGGGAGTTCATCCGGCTTCATCTTCAAGAGTTCCTGAAGTCCTTTTTTCACCGTGTTGTACGTCGGTTGCTTCGGGTCCGGCTGATAGAAAGCGGCAACTTGATCGACGCTAAAAGATCCGCTTTTTATGCGGCTTAAATGCCACTTAAGCGTTGAGTGTCCGATATTGAGAAGTAGGTAGTCGGTAGCTAGTGACATAGGTTTGGATTACAATAGCGAGTTCGCTCGCGCTAGA